TAAATATATGTTGCAAATGATTGATAGAGTTAAACACAATGAAATAAGTGAACATGATGCATCAGTAGATGTTGGGCAAAAATTAGTAGATGAAATAGTAAAACCAGATTTAGATTCTAAATAATTTATTTTATAATTAAATTATAGTTAATATTAATTATTAATACTAACCATAATAATTTATTCTAAACATTTTAATTTTAACAATTTTTAAAAAAATTACTATTATAATTAATTTCGACATCAAATTTTGTACACCAATTTAAAGCTTGTTGAGATTGAAATTTTATATAGGTATTTAATGTAGTTAGATTAGATTGATTTTTAATAATAGTTAATGTTTTTTCTATATTTTCAATTTGTGTATTAGAATTGTGTTTGTTATATTCTAAAATAATATTTACAAAAGATTGTGGTAATTCAATATCAAAAAGATCATGAATATACATACCTATATTATTTATTATTTCCCAAGATGTAACTATATTTAATAACTTATCTAAATATTCTTTACTAATACCTTTAAAATTTTTACAAATTATATATTTTTCAGAATTAGCTGGTCTACTTGTTAATGGTTTAGTTAAATATATAGTATCATACAAACAAGTTAACAAATAAATAAGTTTTAAAGATAAAGGTGTGTATAAGTCAAATACTTTACAAATGAAATGTCCACCTTTTTGTTGAATACTTAAACAAGTGACTATTTCACAAAAAATTATTCTATAAGACAGTTGTTCTTGGTTATTAAAATCAATAGAAAAATCAAATCCACCATCGGCAGTTACTATATACGCTGAATTTTTACCTACTTTAGATTGGAAATCTAAAATATTATCTAAATTATATATATTCCCAGTATTATCTTTACCATATAATATATTTATATTAGTATTTTTTTTGATAAATTCTGTGGCTTTATTCCAACCTGGAATATCTTTATTAGATGACCGTAAAGTAATACCGTATATTTTGTCAGTTAGTTTATGATATTTTTTTCTATAATTTAACAAAGCTTCTATAAATCCACCTGGACCTTCAGCTAATCCTGCTATAATATTAGATTTCTGATTAATAACTGGGTTATTGAATAATTGAAAATCAAAAATAATCTCCCAAAGTTTAAAATATGACCTACTTAATGGGTCATATAGTGCTATACTTTCAGTTTTAAGTTTTTTACTAGGAAGATGTATAAGTTCATATTCATTACTCAATTTTTTAGCTTTATCCCATATTTTATGATTATTTACATTATCTATTTTATTTTTATAAAACATTAAATTCATACTTTCTTTTTTATTAATTGAATTTGTTGGTAATTCTTCAGAAAATATAATATTAATATTAGGTAATTTAGTAATCCATGTTTTTACAATCTCAATTGTTTGCATCTTTATTATAATATAGGTGTTACTTTAAATATCTTTTTTAGTCTTTTTGGAATATAAATATTTTATTCATAAAACTAAATTCTTGATGAATTTCAGTTAGTTTATTTGCATCACCATATGTAATTTTTTCACTATTAAATTCACTCCATAATTCATCAAATCCTTTATATTCTAGTAGTTTTAAATTATGTTGAATTGCTTTCATTTCTAAGTATTTAAAATTAACCAACCATTCAGTAATGGTTTGATTAATAGTTTCATAGTATATATCTATTGGAAGACCTAAAGATGTTTCATCGTTGTTAAACGTATCTGTATTATATTTTTTTGTTATCCTCCATAATGTTTCTTTCATTTTTCCTTCAACAATACTATTCGTACTTAATTTATCAAATACCAAAGAACCATCTAAACAACATCCAAAAAATTTACCACCGGTTTTTAAACTTTTACTAACATTATTCAAAAATGTATCTAATATTTCTACTGATTGAAAGAAATAGTGAATTGCGAAATTACAACTTGCAGAATCAAAACCATATCCCTTATCTATATTACCTAAATCATAAAAATTATTTAATTTACTAGATGATTGTATAGTTTTATTAGAAATATTACCCCATATAATATTTAGATAATACTGATTCAAATCATCGAATCCAGCACTACCATCTATAATATTTTTACCACAATCTGCCCAAACTAACATTATATTATTCAAAATAGGATTAGTATCTTTAGACATTGTATCCAAAATTCTATTACATGCACCGTTATTAATATTTTCTAAGTTATCTTTACTATAATCAATACCAACTATATGACTCAATTTAGCATCAATCCAGTGTTTTAAGTCACCTACTTTACCACAACCTAAATCTAAAATCACATTATTTCTTTTAGTATTATTTAAAATATTTCCCTTTTTTATCCAAGAATGAAAATCATTCATAGGTTTCGTTAAATATTTAGTTCTATTTTTTTCACCACGATAATATGTATCATCAAATTCTATTAATGCATCAGATTTAATAGGTTCTTCTTCGGTAATCATTTCTATACTAATTGGTTCATGTATACTATTCCATACATTAGTTGATGTAAGAAAGTCATTTGACTTATTAACATCTCTAACACGTAAAGGCGTCCATCTAGTATATACATCAGATTTTGGATTATATGAAAATTCTACTATAGAATTATCATTTATTATGCTATTATCTAAACATTTAATTACACCAGATTTTACAGGTAAGTAACATATATGGACATCTTTTACAAATGGTTTAGTAGGTTGAAAAGGTATGGATTCATAATCGTCACCAACAATATTATACATTAAATTTTCATTTAATATACGACACGAGTTATATTTAGTATGCTTTCTTGGATTATAACCTATTTTTAAATGAACTATCTGATATGTTAGTTTCCTCCCATTAGATTCTATATATTTAATAGAATTAGATAATCCTTCTTTTTGAAATTTAACACTAAAATCTATTGTATTTTCTTCTGGTGGTTTCCATTTTAATGAACTAAACCACCTACCATTAAAATTTATTTTCCCAGTTTGTGGGTCTTCACCTACAGCTAAGTTAATAGGTGTAAAAATTAAACCATCAATTTTATAAACATATTCTTTAGAATATACACTTTTTACCTCATTAAAAATTTTATTAGTTTGGTAAATATCATCTATTCTACTTTGAATATCATTATACATAGAAGAATCAACAACTTCTTTCATTTTTTCACTAGTTAATAAATTAATAGCATCCTCCGTTGTTTTATCATAAGTAAAATCGTCTCCAAAATAAAATGATTTTTGGAAAATTTCTAATGTATTGTCTTCATCTTTAACTAAATTTAATGCTGCGAAAATATCTTCTAAAAATTCTAATCTAGATTTTTGTTTACCACTACCTATTCTTTCGCTCTTAGACCTATATAGATGTCGTGTCCTTAGGTCGGTGTTTTTGAAATAATATATATCAAATGCTAAATACATGTTGATATTTCGGTTATGTTTATCTTTAGTAATATATTCACCATCTATAATAGTACCAGCATAATCAGGTAGACTAGCACCTAAATACCTAATATTATTTTTTCTATTTATCATATACAATTTACCATCAGTATTAACAACCATTATGTTACGTTCACCATCAGCTTTTTCAGTCACAGTATATCCCTTTCTAATATTTATAATATTAAATTTATGGTCTGAATAATTACGATATAATATATGTTTTAATTCTAAACTAACATTGTGAGGACCTAAAAATGTATATGAATTTAATAGTCTTTTTAATTCTAATCTAACATTATTTTTTTCAGTTTCGGATATTAAATAATAACTTTTTTGAATAGCCTGTAGTAAAACCCCTATGTTTTTAATAAAATGAGACAAAACACTATCAGTATCCAAATGTGTACTTTTAGTATTACCAATATATTCTATTTCTACCTCATATCTAGGATTATTAATTAACGTTTTGGATTCTTGTAATGTTTTTGTTTTTAAATATTTTTCATATTTATGTCCCTTTTTTAATACCAAATCTGTTTCTGATAGTGTACTAATCCATTCATCGAAACTAATTTCTATATGTTCGTCTGGTTTAATAATAAATCTTTCTTTACGTTGATGTTCTGGAACACTAGACAATTTAACTTCTCTATTATCTCCTAGTTCTTCTACTAATGTAGATGTTTTCACAATGGTTAAATCAAATCGGAAATTTTTATCTTTAGTTATAAAACTATGACGCTGTTTATATCGAAACTCTTTTTGTTTATTTAACCAATTTCTATAAATTTCTTTGACTTTAGGAGAGTCATTTTTTATAAATATTTCTTTTTTTAAATTAAATCTAATTTTATAATCAGGTATATCTATAGGTATAAGTTTGACTTTATCATCTTGACCTCTAAAAAATTTAATTAACTCACCTTCTTCATCTACATATACTGGATATTTATTCATAAATATAATATTTTTATAATTTACATCTTTTAATTGATTTGTAGAACAATACTTTCTGACTGATGACTGATTTTTTATTTGAACTCTAGTGGGTGACATTCTACCTGGTTCATATTCAAATCTGATATCTAAAGATTCTTCTACTGGTAAAATCTCAATGCCAGGGATCCCTTTAATTTTTCTTATAATATTTATAAAAGAATCTTTATTAATTTTATTATTAATAGATTCTTTTAATAATACTTCTAATTCAATATTGCTATCCATATGACTCAAATTAATATATTCATTAATTTTCTGTATGTGGTCTGTTAAATTCATCTATATTATATAAAATATATTATTATTTTAAATAATATTTAAACTCAAATTTATTTATCAAAAATAGATTAATTAAGAATAATTCTGATATCCGAATATAATTTATCCTTTGTTTTCCTTTTGTTTTTTCCATTTATTTTATCATATACATCTATATCTAATTTTTTAGCCATTTCTTGTAAATCATTTAGATTGTACTTCCATATTTTTTCTAGATTTATCAGATTTTTATCCGCCAAATTATTGACCGCCAAATTATTGACCGCCAAATTATTGACCGCCAAATTATCATTGTCCTCTTTTTGACAACTATCCTTTTGTTCATCAGTATTTAAATTAATATTAAAATCAATAGAATTATTCTCTTCTTTAAAATTATCTTTTATTTTTTCAATAATATTCGATTCAAATATATGACCTAAAATATTAACAATTGGTAAGTAATAATCAAACTGTTTTAGAAATATAATAGTTTTTCTATTTAAATCATAACTATTACAATGTACATAACTATTAATAGATAAATCTAATATTACTAGATTAATTTTGAAGAAATCTGATAGATATAATTTAATCATATCATGGTCTAATATATTCTTATCTAAATATTCTTTCATTATAGGTTTTTTACACTTTATTAATCTATATTTATTATTTTTAAAATTAACATCCAATTTTTCTAATAAAATTTTTATAGTTTCTAAAATTATATTATTTTTAGATTTTTCTGTTTCCAGTGTATAATTTGGGTCTAAAATCATATACATAGAATCCAATAATGACACTTTTTTATTTATACCATATGTATAAAATTGTTTTAAATCTATAATTTTAGATAAAATATTTGGTAAATCTAATACCTCATTTTGTTTATAATAAATAGAAGTTTGATCAGTATGTTCTTCATTATTAATTATTTTAACATCTTCTAACTTGTTATTTGGTAATAGTGTAGATTTAGTATCTAAAAAAGATTCATTTACATTTTGTTTTTTGTAAACATTCTGAATAAATTGTTGATTAATATCTATCTTAATTTCAACATTTCTTTTATTTTTTTGAATCTTTGAAAATATATTTTCTAACTGACTATCCATTGTACTATTACTGTATTTTTACTTTAAATCATTTCAATTTTATTATAAATTGATGATAGTTTTTTTTATATCACATTTTTCATTAACTTTAGTATCTACCTGTTCACCTATAATTTTCATAATACTATTTCTATGTTCTTTATCATTATCTAATTTTTTTTTATTATTTATACTAAATTCAATAAATTGTTCCAATTTACTTAGTGCTTCGTTAGATAATTTAGACATATTAATATGTACACCATATGCATTTACTGTATATTTATCAGTATATTTTCTTATAATATTAAAAATTTCTATATGTTCTGGTTCTTGTAAATTAGTTAATTTTTTATGTAATTCTTTAATTTCAGTATTATTATAATTATGATAAATATTTGTTACTGAAGTATCTTCCATATAATATTGTAATATTAATTTTATGATAAATAAACCTATATAAATTAAAATTGAAATTTATTTATAATATAATATGTACATTATATGTCTAATAAAAAAAAGAGGAAAATTTCTCAAATTGAATATGATATATCAATTCAACCTCAGATATTTAATAAAATAAAATTAGAACAAGAGATATTAATGTTAAATAATAAAAATGCTAAGTTAGAAGTTATGGTAATGAAATTATCACACGAATTAATAAGTATGAAGCAAAAACTTATTCCTAATATAGAATTAGCTTATGAATCTTTATATAAAAAAAATCAAGAACTAGAATTTCAATTAAATGAATATACTAAATCAAATAGTGAGCAATATAGACAATTATTAAGAAAAATTCAAGATTTAGAACATATGTCTGAAGATAATTCAAAATCTAATATAGAATTAGAATTGAATAATCTAAGAATAGAAAAAGAATTATCAAAATTAGATATTACACCTACAAAAAGTGAATCAAGTTATATGTCATATATTAATTAAAACCTATATTATTACTTAATAGTTTCTGACCCTTACCAGATAAATTTTTTGGTAATTCTAAGGGGTCTGGTAAAGTAGTTGCAACCGTTTTATAACCTAAATATTGTTTTATTTCTGTTATTATTTTATCGATACATTCATCTAATACTTTAGAATTTAAATCACTAACTTGCTGTTTAAAATTACAATTTAAATGTTTAGCATATTGTAAAAATATAGACCTCATTATAATCTGAAGTTGTAGTTCTGATTGTCTTTCTATTTTATATTGTCCATTAGATTTAATATACACTTGTTTAATTATTTGAGATTGTATATAATCAATATTTTTTCTAGAAAAAAATATATCACTTAGCTGCGTATTAGATTGTATACTTTTTAAAGAGTTATTAAAACTAACATTATTGTCATTCATATTAGATTGATATAGATCATATGATACATTTGTATTATTATCAAATTTAAC